TAGGCAATATGATAATACTGTAGATTTTACTTTTTATGTTGATGGTGGAGTATTGAATAGTGGATATAATGTGATTAATTTTTTTGAGGGGTGGATGAGATATGCAATGGGAGAAACTTCTACTGCAGCAGATGGAAATTATAATTATAGAGTTGGATATCCTGATGGAGATAATGGATATAGAACTGAAATTTTTATTAATAAGTTTGAAAGGGATTTCAATGGAAATTATTTAAATTATACCTTCGTTAAGGCTTATCCAGTAAGCGTTGCCTCAATGCCAGTTTCTTATGATTCATCTCAGTTGCTTAAATGTACCGTCTCTTTCACTTTTAATAGATATATTCTTGCATCACGAGCATATGCACCAGAGTCTGAACCAACTCCATCAACGCCACCAGGGGTTCCAAAAAAACCAGAATATTATGGACCTGGATTGCCGGGAGAACAGGCAAATGAACTTCGAAGAGGTCTCCTCGAAGACTTTATTGTAAGACAGCAAAATAATCCTCTTTTTTAAGTATTTGAGAGAAGCAATAAATAATCACACTGAAGTTTCTATAGGACATTATGCCTTTACCTAAGATTTCTACGCCAACTTATGAACTTGAGTTGCCATCCACAAGACAAAAAATTAAGTATAGACCTTTTCTTGTAAGAGAGGAAAAACTTTTAGTTCTTGCTTTAGAGTCTGAAGATACCAAGCAAATTACTACAGCAATTAAAACTGTTATTAAGAATTGTATTGAAACAAAAAACGTCAAAGTAGAGTCTCTTCCAACCTTTGACATTGAATATCTTTTCCTTAACATCCGAGGTAAATCTGTCGGGGAAGAGATTGAAGTAAATGTTATTTGTCCTGATGATGAAGAGACAGTAGTTCCTGTAAAAATTTCTGTAGATGATATTCAAGTTTTAAGAGTTCCCGAACATAATAATAAAATAAAACTTGATGACTCTATTATGATGGAAATGAAGTATCCATCACTAGACCAGTTTATTAAGAGTAATTTTGATTTGTCCTCAGACAATACTATGGACCAGTCTTTTGAATTGATATCTTCTTGTATTGATAAAATTTATACAGAGGATGATGTATGGGTTGCTGCTGATGTTACTAAGAAAGAACTGTTAGAATTTCTAGACCAAATGAATTCGGTTCAATTTAAAGAAATCGAACAGTTCTTTGAGACGATGCCAAAACTTTCTCATAAGATTAAAGTTACAAATCCAAATACCGAAGTTGAAAGTGAAGTTGTTCTTGAAGGGTTATCAAGTTTTTTCGCATAGGAATGTCCCATATGGACTTAGAGAATTATTTTAAATTAAATTTTTCTCTCATTCAGTTCCATAAATATTCATTAACGGAGATTGAAAATATGATTCCTTGGGAAAGGGACGTTTATGTTGGACTATTAAAGAATCATCTCGAAGAAGAAGAATTTAAACAAAGACAACGCTAGCGATAAATGAACTCAGTATCCGAAAAAATCGATGAAAGAATTCTAAGGCTACTGGGTCTTAACTATACATATGACATTGATTATGATACCTATTATACTCTCATTAGAGAAGCGATGGTGTCTGGTGCAAAAAGATTGCCACCAGAAGAACTTGCTTTACTTGCAAATGAAAGAAAAAGAATAAGAGGTAAGAAGGGTAGATTTAAACCAAAGAGTCAGAAGATAAACGCAAATAAGATAGCGACGACTAAGTTTTTAAAACCAGCAGTACAACCATTATCAACTCCTTTAATTGCACCTGCAGGCGGAGTCCAATCTTCACAAATTCAACCTGCAAATTTGGCACCTCTTCAGGGACCTCTAGATTCTATTAAGAAAGTATTAGTTTCTTTCTTAGATTTTAAAGAAGATAGTGCCGACCAAGAAAGGAGAGACGCTGAGGCAAATAAAAGGTCAAAAAGAGAGGCTGGACTAGAGACTGTTAAGAAAGGAATGTCTGCCGTATCTGATGCGGTAAAGAAATTTATTTCTCCATTTCAAGGAATTATTGACCGTGTGTGGAGATTCCTATTCTTCACATTACTTGGTAATGCATTTACGCAATTAGTAAAATGGTTTCAAGACCCAAAAAATAAAAATAAAGTAGAAACTTTAAAGAGATTTGTAAAGGATTGGTGGCCTTCTTTACTTGGTGCTTTTGTTTTATTTTTCACACCATTTGGTAAATTTGTAAGAGGAATACTTGGAATCGTTGGTGGTTTAACTGGCAAACTAGTTGGTGCAATACCCAAGATTGCTGGGGCAATAAAAGGTCTCAGTAAAGTTTTACTTAATCCTTGGGTTGCTGTTCCTGCCGCAGCAATTGGTTTAGCAGCTGCTGCTAATGAAGTTACCGGGCAAAGAAAGGCAGCAGGAGTTCAAGCAGAAAATAAAGCACGGGCACAGACTGGAAAAGGTTTAGGTGCTCAGGGGACTGACACTATGACCGATAAGGTTCCTAGTGTTGGTAATATGGGTCCAACAACACCTTACGGACTCCTTCAGGGTGCTGCCCGTGGTGGTTCTGTGATGAATGGATATTCCGGTATAGACAATAACACGGGTCAAAGAATATCCGGATTTGGTCCTGATACTCAATTGATTGCAGCAATGCCTGGAGAGGTTGTTATTAATAAGAAAACTGTAGATGCTGTTGGTGCGGATACATTTTTAAGTCTAAACAGACATTATGGTGGTTCAGGTGCTAACCAACCTAAGTTTGGTAGATTCTTTAATACTGGGGGAATCGTTGGTGGGTTGATGAGTCTATTCAATAGACCTAGAGGACTCAGTACAAGAGGAGTCCAGGCTGGATTTACTGGTATGGCAAAACAGGGATTTGAAGCCATTATGGGGGGTGATAAGTTTAGACTTGGAGGATGGAAACCACAAATACTTGGTAGAGGTGCATACTCTGCACCTACGTTAAAAGGAGCTCAACGATATGCTGGTTCTGCAGGGTCTCTGGGTGGAACTCAAGTTCCTGGTGGTGTAGTTAAGACAATAGTTCCTGGAGGTGCAAGAGGTATAAACATTATTGAACCACAATCTGTTGTAAATCCGTCTACATTTGATAAGGGAAAGGTTTTGGCAGATAGATTACTTTCTGGTAGGTATTCAAATAGTCCTCTTGCAAATAGACTTCGTTCTCAGTTAACAAGTGGAGTAGCACAGAGAACTGGCATGGGATTTGGAAGAACGCTTTCCCGTGGCAGTGGATTATTAAATGCTCCTGTCATCAGTGATATGTTATTTCCGGAAGGAACATCATCATATAGTCAACTTACTGGACCTAATGCATATTATAATGCACCTGGATATAAAGGTCCTAGACCTATGCAGCGTATGGGTGGTGGATTGATTAAAGAGAATACTGGAATGGATATTCGTGGAGCAACAGCAGATAGACAAGCCATTTTCGCTCAACCTGGAGAGTATGTTCTTCCTGTTAATACTGTAAATCGTCTTGGAACTTCTCTCATTGATAAATTAGTTGCAATGACTGACAGTGACTCAAATGCAGCTAAACTTGGTTACAGGACAAAGAATATTCCACAGATAAAACCATTGACAAGAGATGGTTCTCAAAATGTTGTAACTCTACCACCAATAGTACAATCGTCTGGAATGAAAGGTGGTGGTAGTGCTGCTGCAGGTTCTAAAGTTCCAACATTCTCAGCAACTTCTTCTAGTGGAAGTTTTGATAGGTCTACTAATGCTAGTATTTACGGGATTGCTTGACGATGGCTATTAACGTTCAGAAGTTATTACCTGCAGCAAAGACATCCGCAATTGCAAAAATTGATGCAAGTAAAATTTCATCATCACTTGTAATCAATAAGAAGAATATTGATACAAAAAAATTAACTGCCCTATCAATTCGACGTAGTGAAGACAACGTAAGTATTGTAAAAAAATCTTTAATTGATATTGATGGTCTTTTGAAATCTGTATTAACTGAAGACCAAAAAACAGAAAGAACAAAGAGAATTCGAAAAGAGCAAGAAGAAAACGAACAAAGAGAAACGAAATTAGAAACTCCTAAAGAATCTAAGAAGTTTAATCTTCCAAAAGTTTCTCTTCCTGGAATGAGTTTCTTGGATAGAATTAAGAGATTCTTATTCTTTACCGCTCTTGGATGGTTGTTTACAAAATTCCAAGATCAACTCCCCAAATTAACTGGAATTATTAAAATCATTACACCAATAGCAGGTGTTGTTGAAAATGTATTCAAGTTTATTCTGGAGAGTGTTGTAAACTTTATAGACCGTGGATATCAAACTTACGATAAGATACGTGGTCTTGTAAAAACGGTTGGTGGCGAAAAGGCGCAGGGTGAATTTGATAAGATATCTGGAAAGTTAAATGAGTATATTAACTATGTTCTAATTGGGGGAATGGCACTCACAGGTGCTATTAATACCTTTGCAAATAATGCAAGAAAATATAAACCACCAAAACCAACTCCACAAGGAACTCCTAGAGGACCAGTTCCACAGAGAGGTCCAGTACAAAGAGTAGTTAGACCAGTACAGGCGGCTTCGATAAAGGCATCTAGAGCAGTCATTGGAAAGCAAGCAACACGTCAACTATTGAGACTTGCAAAAGGTCCTCTATCTAGATTACCTATTGTCGGAGCACTAGTTGAGTTTGGTCTTTCTTGGGCTCTTGGAGATAACCCTGGCAAAGCAGCATTCCGAGGAGTTGGAACTCTACTTCTTGGTGCTGTTGGTTCTTTAATTATGCCTGGGTTTGGAACTTTTATTGGTGGTTATGCTGGTGCAGAACTTGCTGGAAAATTATACGATGTTCTTTTTGCAAATAAGGCTCCTGGAACCCCAGTTCAAACTCAACGTCGTGGTGGAAAAGTTATCCGACGTTATGCAAAGGGCGGTCAAGTTTTGGGTGCTAGTGGAAGAACTCTAACAACTAAAAAATCCAAAAAACCATACATTCCACCTAAAGTAACACAACCCGGAAAAGATGTTGGTGGAAAGAAAAATATAAGAAAACTATTTCCAGACCCCTCGTACAAAATGAGTGTTGCTGAATGGAATTTAGCTGGAGGTGCTGGAACATATGCAGATTATGAAGAGCAATGGAAAAAACAAAAAGATAAACCAAATCCATATAAGGCATTAACTAATATAGCTGCGATCCTAAAGGATATTCCTTATGGTATCGGCACATTAATGGGTTCAGCGGTTGATGTTGCATTGGGACAAAAGACAGATGAAAATACTTTCAAGAGTATAAGTTTTGGTCTTGAGAATTTATTTGATACCTTTAGAAGTATTTCGAACAAAACTTCTCAAGGTGTTTTTGCCATTCAAAATCAAGTTCCTACAATGGCAACTGGGGGGCAAGTTTCTAGAACCTTTACTCCATCATCTCGTGCTGATGGCGATCCAATCAAAATTATTGGTACAAGTATCAAGCAGAGAGTAAATGAGTCAATTAGAGAAGTTCAAAAACAAATTTCTGTCAGAGGGGGGAAAAATATTCCATCTTCATTGTTTTCTTATGAACCTCCTCCACCCAAAACAAATTACAGTGGTTCATGGAAACCTGCTTCTCCAGGATATTTCAATGCAATTGAATATATTACTGGCGATAAAAATTATCCATCAAACTATGATTATGATGGACATGGAACTCCATTTAATTACCACGATCATATTGCTTTTGCTACTCCAAAGGATAAGGATAATGCAAAAAAGGCTTTATTGGCAGCAGGTATTCAGACAGGAAGTGAATATCTTGATAGAATTGGTGATCCGGGATATCACGGTTCCAATCAAGCAATTGATGTTCCCGGTCATCAATGGGGAGGAGCACCAGGTTCTCCTATAACACAAGCACAATATAATGGTTCTGCTCAAGTGAGAAGAGTATTGGGTATCGATAAAGTTCAACCAGTAAAAACAAAACCCGGTCAATTACCTTCATTGTTTGATAGACCTGGTGCAAATAAACCAGTTAAGCAAACTGGAATTGCTTCTTGGTATGGCCCAGGTTTTTATGGTAATAAGACTGCAAATGGGGAGACATTTCGTAAGGGAGATACTGAATATACTGCAGCTCACCCAACATTACCCTTTGGTACAAAAGTAACTGTTACAAATAAATCAAATGGGAAAAGTATTCAAGTTAGAATTAATGACCGTGGACCATTTAAAGCGGGTAGAATTATTGACTTGAATAAATCTGCAAGAGATGCTTTGGGGGGTCAAGACCTTACTGATGTTGATTTGAGTTATCAAGGTGGTGGTTATATTCCAAAACAAACTCCAAAGAATAAATCAGTGTCTCTCACATCATATCCTTCTTATGCTGATGGTGGCACAAGAATCATGATTCAACCAATCATTATTAAAGAGTCTGTTCCAATTCCAGTATCAAAACGTTCTGGTGGAGCAACTACCTTTATGGTTGCCGGTGGTGTAAATAGTAGTAATATGCAAAGTTTAGTCAGAGGATAAGATGCCAGCAGCAAACATTGCCGCACAAGCAGGTGAAGCTCAAATTAAATTATTCGAAGTTCATTCAAACTACAATCAACCTACTGATATCTCTAGTGGATGTATTGAGTTTGAGTACTATGAAAGTATCCTCGATAACAGTGTGAGAGCAACAGCAATGATTATTGATACTGGTTTCAGAAAATCTAAAGAGGGAACTGCTTCTGTAGAACAAGATGACTTAAACTTAACTGCTGGCGAAAAAGTTCATCTAAAGATTATTGATGGAAATCAATTCACTTTAGATTTAACTGGTACAAAGCAGATGAGAATTAAGGAAGTTAGAAATATTGATGAAAGTACTAACAAAATGATGTATGTTTTGGATTTATTCTCTAAGGAATCAATTGACAATGAACTTGAGAAATGTAGAGTAAAGAAAAGATATGACGGTAAAATATCAGATTCAGTTCAAAAGATTTTAAAAGATGTTCTAAAGACACAAAAAAATCTAGACATTGATACTACTTTAAACAAGTTAAGTTTTATTGGGAATGTAGAAAAACCTTTTTACAAAACTACTTGGTTAGCTCCAAGGTCTGCACCAGATGCTCCTGGTGCTAAAGGAGTTCTTGCTGGATTCTTTTTTTATGAAACTTATGATGGGTTCAAATTTAAATCTATTGATAAACTCTTCGAACAAAAACCAAAGAAGAAGTTTATATTTAATAACTTAATAGAAAAAACTCCACCTCAAGGATATGATGGAAAGATTTTAGATTATGCTTTTGATAGTACTTTAGATTTGAAAACTACTCTTCTCACAGGATCCCAATTAAACTCCAAATTGAAGGCAGTAAATTCTTTTGAAAGTGCGTATAGAGAAAACTCTTTTGACTCTAAGAAACAGTTTAATGATAAGAATACTGGTGGAAAGGAACAACCACAACTTGCGAAAGACCTTCAACTTCAACAAGAGACTTCTAAGATTTCTTATAAGTGGGATGACCCAGGATTTCTTGTTCCAGGAAAAAATTTAAAGGAACAACTTCCAAAATCAACTTATATTAACTATAGTAACGATGAGATTTTGAGACAGTCTTATATGAGATATAATAATCTATTCTCTATAAAACTTTCTATTTCTGTTAAGGGTGATATGAGTTTGAGAGCCGGTGACTTAGTTGCGTGTGATTTTCCAGAAATATCATCTAAGAAAAATACAGTTGTTAGTCAGAAGAAAAGTGGCATATATATGATAGTAGATGTATGTCACCATTTAACCAAAAACGGTTGCTTCACGAGAATGAATTTAGTGAGAGAATCTATAGGAAGAAAACCTTCGTAGTAAAAAAATGGAAAAATCACTTCAACAGCATATCAATAATGACAGGGATGAACTAGATAATCCAAACACAAGTAGTCAGCGTCGTCGTCATTTAGAGGGTGAACTTGATGCATTAGAGCAGTATCAAGTTAATCATCCAGATGACGACCATGATCCATCGTCTCTAGAACTTTATTGTGACGCCCATCCTGATGCTTTAGAATGTAGAGTTTATGATGACTAATGGCAGATCAATATAGAGATAGTTGCATCGACAGACAGAATGTTAATAGAAAAGGACTTAATGGGAATCCAGTTGACCCCATAAGGTTGTCTTTTTTTGATAAAGACGGGCAGAAGATCAGTGATGTTACAAGAAGTGAAGCAAATTGTATTGCAGGATTAAATTCTCAACAAAAATTTTATTTCCAAGATGGAAATGGTTATCTAAGAGAACTCTTAATTTCTGATGTAAATAAACTCTCTTCAAATGATTGTTTAAGATCTCCAACTATTTCAGGACAATTTACTTCTGGTGTCGGTAATGGCGACTCTGATTCAACATTAAATAGTGCTGTAGAACAAGCAAACGATCCTGCTATAAATCAATTATTAGACAAAGCTAAGATTGATATTCCCGCAGACCTAGGAGACTTCTGATATGAATCAGTACTCGGGTAACTTTGATTTAAACACGGTATCTTCTCTTCCAAGGTGGTTTGGTAGAGTAGTTTCTAGTGTTTCTTGGCAAGATAATATCGAGGCAGCGCATTTTGATCCAAAGAATCAGAAAGGATGGGGATATAGATATCGCGTAAGATATTTTGGATTACATTCTGGAAATACTCAAGATCTTCCTGACGAACAACTGCCAATGGCTAATGTTGTGATGCCAGTTACTTCTGGTTCTGGTTTGGGCGGATCTTATGATACTCCAGCAATATTAGCAGGAACAATAGTAACAGGATTTTTTCTTGATGGAATGGGAGGTCAAGAACCTTATATTGATGGGTTATTGATTAATTCAAATAATACTGTTCCAAAAAAACAACCTTCTGGTGATGATGGTGGTCTTCAACTTTTTAATGATACATATAAAGGGACAAGTTCACAAACAGGTTCTTTTGTTCCAGACTATTTGCAAACAATTAAAAAGATTGAAAGACCTTCGGCAGCAAGTAATCAATATAAAGTAACACCACAAAATAATTTAACCATAGCAGAATTGAGAGCAAGAACTAGAACATAAGAAAAATGACAGTACTTCCCGCAGGAACTCCTCAAACTAAAGATGTCGATCAGTCGCCAACGACGCATAGACATTCTCAGACTTTTACTGAGATCTCTAAAGTTGCTTGGCAGCAAGATATTGACCTTAGGAATGTAGTTCATATACAAAGTCCTTGCAAAAGTGACAATAGTTCAATGAAAGGTATTCAGAGAACTATTAAAAACTTACAAACAGACTTGGAGAGAATAAAGAGATTTTCAAATGTAAATTCTGCTGTTGATGCACTTACCCGCGAAGATCAAGAACCTGGAAAGTCTATTAAGAAGTTGGTTAATTTTGCAGCAACTGACATTTCTGGTTATGTTAAGAACATTCTAGGAAATGTTCGTGGTTGGGTGATGAATAAAGTGCAAGATGAGGCAAAAAAAAGATTACCGTTTTTGTTTCCAGGAGAGATGCCATCCTTTATCGATAAGTTGGATAAAGGTATAAATGGTATTTCTTGTGCTTTCGCTAAAATTGTAAGAGGTCTTGCTAAAACTGTTGGCAATTTATTACTACAGATGTTAGATAAGTTTCTCAACGGACCAATGTGTTTGATTGAAAATTTTATTTCTAACTTAGTCAAGAAAATTTTAAAACCAATTGAAAAGGCTATAAAGTCTGCTGTTAAACTTATTGATTCTGGTCTAGGTAAAGCGGCAAATCTTGCAACAAGTCTATTCAATGCACTAGATTATGTTACTGGTATTTTAAATTTCTTTAAGTGTGATGATGACAAAGCATGTCCTTCAGTTCAAGAAACAACTTTATCTGGAGCGGGTCAGAACAACCCTCAAGGTGGAGATCCTGTAGGTAAAAACCCATTCACTAGATTTTTATCTGCATCTGATAGTGCTCCAGCATGTCCGACTAATCCACAACTATGCGGTCCACCAAGAATTCAATTTTTTGGTGGGATGGGAATCGGTGCTATGGCTAATGCAATAATTAGTCCCAATTCCAATTCGATTATTGGATTTGATATTGTGAGTCGCGGTTTCAATTATCTCAATCCACCCTTTGCAAATATTGTAGATGAGTGTGGAACTGGGTCTGGTGGTGCGATAGTCGTTCAGACTAGGCCATATAGTGGAGGAGATCCTGCAAAAGGTGGTCTTGAAATAAAAAATATTGTTGTAACTGCTCCTGGTGATGGATATCTTCCTGCACCAGATGGGTCTTTAGGTGGAAATGGATTTGTTTGGAAGGAGTCGAATGAATGCTATGTCAAAAAAGCAAATGGAGACTATTATGTAGTTCCCGATTGTATAGAACCACCTTTAGCACCAGGTGATACTTTCTTTAGTTCTAAACCACCTGCACCAGCACCAAACTTAACATACTCTGTCGTTACTGCAATTGACGAAATATATGTTGAGGATCCTGGTTTTGGTTATCAACCAGGAGATACTTTACAAGTAGTTCCTGATAATGGTGCAGTATTAAAACCAATTATAAATGAAAGAGGAGAGATATCTCAAATTGAAGTGGTAAAACCTGGAGTTGGATTTGTAGATCTGCCAGAGATTGTCATAAATTCACCTACAGGTTATAATGCAAGATTAATACCAGTTCTTAGGGCAATTCCTGTAGAACAAATATCAATCCTTGGTGATGTTGCACCAGGAACAGAGGTAATTTCTGTTGTTGATTGTGTTGGTAGAGTGCCACCCAGAGAAACATTTGACATAGTACCGAGATAAAAATGGCAAAATCCAAAAATTACGAAACAAAGACAACAGGAACAAAGGACGGGCAACTAACCTTTGGAAGTATTCATTCCGATCAGGTAAAGTCTTCGGTCATGCTTCAGGGGCAAGAGTCTCTTGAGTATATTACGATAGACCAAACTGCTCCTAGAAAAAGATGGATGACCTCTAGATGTAGAGGTAGATATCAAGTTAAATGTGGTGATGATATTCCAAAGGATGAACTTGGGATGTGGTTCAATGCTGACAGAAGTGATATTCTAATTCAGACAAAAGGTAGATTGAGACTTGAAGCTGAAAATATTGACATAATTGCTCGTGGACCTGATCCAAGTAAGGGGATTGTTAATATTATTTCAAACGAAAGTGTAAATATTGAGACCAAAAAATTCACAGCAAATGCGAATGAATCCATCAGTATTTTTACTGACGGTAGTATGCAACAATCTGCAATAAATATTATGCGAATTTATGGTGGAAGCATTCAGAAGATGACTTCTATGAGTGCAGACAAAACACCATCGTTACCTATACTGGGTAAAATAGTACAACTAACAAAGCCGCAATCATAACTATGTCAAGTTCAAGTGATTTTGAATTAGTTCACGGACAACTCCACGTAACTAATAGAGCATCAAAACCAGAAGCATTGGGTAGAGGTTCTAAAAGTATTCATGGATCTGCATATTTTCAAGCACCAGTTCATATTGGAAAGGATAGTGATTATGGGAATGTTGAAGCATCCTTGATGATTGGTAGAGAAACAAATCCAGACACTCCATCAAATGCAAAGAGGTCTTTATTTGTAAAAGGTGATACTAAATTTGAAGGTGACGGTCAGACTCAAAACGCAGTCTACATCACAGGACCAACAACTGATGTTCTTTATATTGATGGTGATGTATTTGTTACTGGAAAAGTTGACTGTGGTAACAAAGGAAAATTGGCCGCAAGATTTGCAACTGCAGATGCTCTAGGAAAAACATTTGATATGGTTCATCCATCTAAAGGTAAAGGGTGGAGATTGTCTTATGCATGTGTGGAAGGACCTGAAATTGGTGTATATTTTAGAGGTAGAGTTACGAATAAAACTGAAATAAATCTTCCAGACTATTGGAAAGATTTGGTTCATGAAGATAGTATATCAGTGCAACTTCAACCAATTGGATCTCATCAAAACGTTATCGTGAAGAGATGGGATGATTCTAAAATTTATCTTCAATCAAATGGTGGAATGCCTATTGATTGCTTCTATCATGTTTATGCGGAAAGAAAAGATGTTAACCCACTTCATGTAGAATATGAGGGGAATAGTTGGAAAGACTATCCAGATCCGAATCACTTGAATAAAGATCCTGATGATGAGACTCGGAATTTGTTAGATCCACAGTACAGAGGCCCTAGAAACACGATTACCCGTTAGGGGGCTCTTGACGCGAACCCCCCACCGTGCTATGATACATGGGTAATCAACGGACGACCGAATGCAAGACGAGTACCTCTCACGCTGCGTTGTGGACCCCATCAAGCGTACAGTGTATCTGTACTCTAGCGAAGGGTCAGAGAAGCAAGTGACCTGTGATACCGTAGATGAGTTTATGAATGTGCTAGAGTTCGTTCGTGCTACAGTGGATGAAGAGACACTCTCATACGCAAGTCCTCTCTGAAACTAAAATGGACCTTTAATTCCATTTTAGGTCCAAAAAAATTCCCGGTAAAAATTGCCCCCTATTACTTTTTTGAAAAGTATGCCTTACAAAATCTCATACAAAGACCTTAAAGAGGAATCTGTCAAAACTACTCCAGAGAATGTAAAAGAAGCAAATGAGGCACTTTTCTCTGCAAAGTGGAATCTTCCCAAAGCAGCAAAACACTGTGGAATGTCACAAAAAGAAATGAAGTTGACATTCTGGGAGTATATCAAGTATAATCCTAGTACTTACAAAGCGTAAGTTTTTTTGGGAGCGTGGTGAAATTGGTAAACACACGACACTTAAAATGTCGCGGGCAGCGCCCTTGTCGGTTCAAGTCCGACCGTTCCTATGAGGTTCTTCCTCTAAATAAACAAAAGTAAAAAGACTATTCTATGAAATACAGAATAGATGCCAGATACGTTTGGTATAATCGCGGAACTCAAATAGTTCTAATGTATTTCATAAATCAAATTCCTTTTACTTTTGATGATCTTCCAGACGAATCAATATTCGATTTGGAATTAATCGAATTGGCAGATAACGAAAGAAGATTTGAACCAGAAGACCTTTATCAAGCATCATACTACTTAATGCTTGAAGAATGTCATCCTCTCTTATATGAGTTGGAACTGGAAAATCCAGAAATGTTACCTGCCGATTAATGCCCTTGTAGCTCAGTGGTAGAGCAACGGTTTTGTAAACCGTTGGTCGCTGGTTCAAATCCGGTCGGGGGCTTGAGTTCATAAAACTCCAAAAATGTCACTTATTTCACAAACTGACCGC